GCACTGAAAACCCAGGAGATGTACCGGAACTGTATAAACAACCACATCAACCCGGCCTTAGGTCACAAACGGTTGAAGGAAATAACCGCTACCCAGGTGCAGGCTCTTTTGAACAGTATAACGAGTTCTAAAAGCCTTGCCCATAAGGTGCGGATCACCCTGAACCAAATATTTAAGCAGGCCATGGCTGACAGGCTGGTTAATTTCAACCCAGTGCAGGCTTGCAAGGTGATAGCACCGGACAAGCCTAAGCGGAAGTTTCTTTCCGAGGTCCAGAGAAATTTGCTTCTTGATATAACCAAATCTAACCGAATCTACCCGTTGATATATACCATGCTTTATACCGGTATGCGCCAGGGTGAAGCCCTAGCCTTGACATGGAATGATATTGACTTTGACAAAAAGATTATCCGTGTCACAAAGGGCACGGAATATGTGAAGTCCAAGCCTCGGGAAAAGGCGCCAAAAACCTCACGAGGTAATCGGACAATTCCAATACCGGAAGAATTGACGAAGTTCCTCCAGGAACACAGGAGAAAAACAAAAAGCATCTATGTATTCCCCGGTCATGCGGGTGGACCAATGGGACTGACAGAACTGGACCGTCATTGGAGAAAGGCAAAAAGAAAAATCGAAAAGTGGTTTGAGTCAAATTCAGATGCTAATATAGAACCTTTCAATCTTACCTGTCGGCTGCTGCGACACACATATTGCACTGGCTTATTTGATGCCGGCATAGACGAAGTATCTGCTGCTGAAATTATGGGACATGATGTCAGTATCATGCGAGAGGTTTATACTCACATTTCAGACGAAAGAAGAAAGGCAACCGTTGAAAAAATCGAAACGCTGTACAAGGTCAAAAAACGGTCAAAAAAGGGTGTAAAAGTTGTGAAATGACTTGTGAAGCTGTTTGCAAAAAAGCCGCTATTGCAGACATGTCAGCGAATACGGGAGTTAGATTTGTCTGACTACGGATCAGAAGGTTTCGGGTTCAACTCCTGATGGGCGCGCCAGATAAAAACCTTAGAAAGCCGCCTGCTTAAGGCGGCTTTTCTGTTTCACGAGAAACATTATAGAAGTGTTTAAAAGTGGCAAAAAGTGTTGTGAAAAGCCCTTAAATGTTGTGAAAGTGTTGTGATGAAAAGCGAAATAAAAAAGAGCCTCACGGCTCTTCAATTTTTAGCTCCTCGGCCCGTCGCCGGATGAGGTACTCTATTTCCGCTGTCTGGCTCCGGGCCTCTTTTTTTGCAAGAAGCTCAAGGAGTCGCTTGTCTCTCGCTGATAACATAATTGATGTTTTCTTTTTCATGGCCATGATGTTTCCCCCATTCTCCCCGGATATGCCGCCGGGGTCGGCAATTAAATGTTTGTCTGCACATCTACTACAATAAGAAACTCCATTAATAATAACAACAGAAGGACTTTTTTTGCCTTTTAAACGAGAGTATCTGTCGCCAAGATGCTTACCGCAGTTGCCGCATATATAAGCACGATTCGGATAAGATGCAATTGTGCTTCCTATCATTGTTTTCCACCTCACTTTCTGCCGGTATTAGCCGACCGGCGGCGGCGTATGTCTATGCATATTTCGCAAGTCTCTTTTGTAGAACCTTAAGCTGTTGTTGCCGCCATTTCATATATGCTTCTTTCGTGACGAAACGTGTAAAACCGTTGCCTTTGTATTCGTCACTAAAACAGTATGCGGATATCCAGTATTCTTGTTTACGTTCGTCTTTCATGTACTCATAATCTTCGTCACTGATCCTGATTTTGTACTGCGGCGAAAATTGTCCGCCCGGATCCACTTCAACAATAGTGCCAAAATGTGACGGATTCGCCATATCGCCATGATTGTATATTTCCGTACCGACTTCAAGTAGTTTGATTGTTTTCACTTTTTATACCTCCAATCTTTACTTTGGAGGCCGCCAGCAGTATAATTTTACTGACGGCCTTGTGCTGTTATAATCCCCGGAAACTTTGGCGATCGGAAGGGGATTATTTTATTGCCGTTATAGTGATTACTACTTTATCTTTTGTCAAGCCATTGATACATCCTTTAATGTATTTATTCAGCGCTGGAACACTGATATAATAGCTTGTGCCTGGTTGGTCTATTACTATGGTAGTAGTTGAGCCTCTCTGTTTTATCTCTTCCAGTATTTCTTCGGTGCTGTATGTCTTGATTGTATTGCCGATTCTTATATCCATGCCTTTTCCCTCCCTTCACCGGACTTGTGATAGGAAGGGGCGTTTGCCCCTTCACTGTTTACTGTTTCCCGTAATTTTGCTCGGATGCCATGAGTTTACCAAGCATGTACCATGATACGCCTGCATCTTTCAAGCCCTGTGCCCGCTCAAAGGCTTTTGTGAGAGTAGCAGCTCCCGTCCAGCCGCCGCCGTCTTTCCAGCCCTGTAACCATTTTCCGTAGGCAGATTTTTTGTTAGTGCGGATCGGTCCGGATGCGGTATAAATGATGCCGCGCTTGGGTTGTTCGATGGGGTTATTCTGGCAATCCATGTTGTAGTTTACAAGTGAGCAGGTGTTGCAATCGCCATTGTTTTGCGTGCAATAAATTTTCATGATAACTCCTTTCCTGTGGCTGCCTGCCTTTCGGTCAGGTCTTATGCCTTCTGCCCGGACTTGTGACCGGGCCTGTGCATTACCGCCCTTGCGGGCGTCACTCTGCTAGACTGAAAGTGTACCCCCATATTCCGTTCTGTCCAATTTCCCCGCCAAAAAACACATGAACTGGCTCGGGGAACAATTCAGTCTGAAAATATGTCCTGATGATGTTTTCGGCTTCTTCAGGGTCACAGGTTGCCCCAAGGGAACTACCGCTTTCTGTTTTTATTACTGCTCCGTGCGAGAAATCGCAGAAGTAGCCAAGGTTTGTGATTTTTTCTATTTTCATTTTTCAACTCTCCCTTCTCCGGACTTGTGACCGCAGCCTTTCGGCTCCGCATTACCGCCGGTTTCCAGGCGTCACTCTGCTTTAATCAAAACTGATCACGCATTGCGCTCTTTCCACAAGTCGCTTTCCCACTTGCTGTAGCTTGCAAGCGGTTCATCGTAGCCCGGTTCGGCATCCTCAGCGTAAAACTCAACGATGATCTCTGTGTCCTCACCATCGGCTGGCGGATTGTCGCTGTCTGTTTCGTACCAATCCCAATCAATGCTTTTAAGGTCGCCCTCAGTGATATCAATAATTTTGTCGCTGTAAACTTGGCTGTAGCTCCATCCACTACCATCTACCCAACCCTTTAACGTAATGACTTCTCTTACCTTTAATAATTTACTCATAATAATCCTCCTTTTGCCCGGCGGCTTATCCCGCCTGCTGCCTTTGTAATATATTTGTTCTCAATTATATTATATACCGTATTTTACGGTATATCAAGAGAAAAATAAAAAATAGGTCTAAAGTCCTATATAAAAATGGGTACAAAAAAAGAACCCCTCTTTCGAGGGGTATTTATAAATTAATAAAGGGGGTCATTTGCCAAGTTTTGCGAATGTTACATCATAGGTGCCCATAGCCGCCATAGTCACCAACACGGCATTAAACAAGGTAATTACTATGTTTTCCGGCGTAAAGCTGCCAGTAAATGCCTGCACCGCAAAAAGTATTAGTGCAGCAATGATGTAAACTATATACCGTGTTGGGATCTTCCATACCTTGTCTACTTGAAGTTTCAGAAACTGCACTATAAGCGTAGTTACTGCTGTTGCCCCGGCAAAAGTGCCGAGAAACTCCAATGTCAAGAATTCATTCATTTTATCGCCTCCATAAATTTATTCCACGCCGCTTTTATTTCATCTCCGGCGTTACCTTTACTCTTTACAAATTTATCAAAGGCTTCCATAGTCTTTGAACCGGCAAGGCCGTCCACCGTTGCGCCAATCACTTTCTGCACATATTTTATAAATTCCTTGTTTTTCGCGTTCCAATCAGTGGCCACGTTACTCACTCCTTTCAATCTCCCAAATTTTACGAACGTGTATTTATCCGTAATTACAACGCCGTCCTTTGTGCTTTTGGCGTGTAAATACTTGCCGTCACCTGCATATATACCGACATGAGTTAAGTCAGAATCAAAGCACAAATCTCCCGCTTTGGCCGACTGTACAGGTTGACACAAGTTATATAGTCCGGCTGCTGTGTAATCGCCGCTAAAAATACCCAATTTGTTAGCCGCCC